CAATTATTTCCCTATCTTGTCGATTCTGCGCATGAATAAGATTCGACTGAAAAGCCCGACCACGGAGTCGGGCTTTTTTATGCCTGCTCCAAAAAAGAGAAGCCCCGCCAATGTGCGGGGCTTCTGCGTATCTGGAGGGAAAAAGAGGGCGACCACCGACGGTGTTACGAGCACCGCCGGCGGCCACCAACCTGCAGAACCAGCCTGCAAGCCAGCCAAGGCCCCCTGCTCGCGCGAGCGTGGCGGAGCCTAGCAGACCGAGGCTTTGCAGACCATGTTGAAAGATTGCCGCTGTGGACAGTGCAACCGACTACTCGCCCGCGTGGGTGAGTTCTCCGAGCTCCAGATCAAATGCTCCCGCTGCGGGACGTTGAATCATGTGAAGGCCAAGAGCCTCGAGCAATCGCCTCTGAGCGACATGAGAGCAGCCCAAGCTGCACAACCTACTCATCAAGCAACGAGGTAACACCAGATGGCAACTTCCCCGATTGACCTGCATTGGTCCCTGACTACCCCGGAAGCCAATGGCACGGTTGCCAAGACCTACAAACCATCCGAAGTCGCGTCGCTGACAAAGAACCCGTACTTCGAGATAACTGATCAGTACCTTCGCTTTACCGCGCCTGTAAACGGTTTTACCACCTCGGGCTCGAAAAAAACCCGTTGTGAGTTTCGGGAATATAAGCCGGGCTCTGATAAAGAGGAGATGAACTGGACTGGTACCGGCGGCACCCACACCATGGGTGCGTCTCTTGTCGTTAACCAAGTGCCCAAAAAGGTCGGGAAAAAGGAAGGCTCGGTCTATGTGGGTCAGATTCACGTCGACGGCGGTAAATCGCCACTGTTCAAGTTTACTTATCAATACCAGGGCGATGAATCTAAGGCCTACAAGATGGTCGCCTCTTTTCGTAAGAGTCCAATCGAGCCTGACCCTAACTCTGATGACGATGGAGTCGATAATACTCCTGTATTTGAAAACATCGCTGAAGGTGCACGTATTCAGTACTACGTGAAAGTCAGCTCCACGGGTAAGCTAACTGCGTACGTTCAGGTTGGTACCGTGCGGAAAGAGTTTTCTGCTGATCTGGATTTGTGGCTGAAAGATAATCCGCAGACGAAGTTCTATTTCAAGGCAGGCGTTTATAACAACTCAGAAGCTTTGAGTGCTACAGAGGACGCGAACCACTCTGAAGCATTTTTCTACAAGCTCACCACCACCCATTCCTGATGGGTTAGCAGCACAAGCCCAGCCATAGCGCTGGGCTTTTTCGTTTCAGGGGAATGCGCAGGCTGATGCGCTCAGCCCTCAAAGGTAGTGAGCAAAACCGACGGAACGAAGGTTTTCGGGCCTGCTGCAATGCGGGTAGCTCACCAAGCCGGAGATCAGTACCGGCCCCTTACCCACGCATGGTGGCAGCGCCCATGCGTCCCACGAGGTCGCGAAGACTGGGACGACAACATCTGCCCGCCGGGGGAAGCGCCGGCATCGATTCCTATCTAATCACCTTTCGGCGACCTGACGCCTGATCGCTCAGCCTGCCGCATAGGTCCTCGGCGATGCTTCCCATCGAGCAGATGTCCAGGATTGATAGCGCAGAGCCTTCGTAGGCCGCATCGTTGCCGGTGAGGACGTCACGAACTGTGAGGACCCGATCATCTGGGTCCTTGAGGCTTCGCCTTAGCGTCACTTCAAAAGTGGATGGGAAAAACGCCTGGACATAGGAGAGCAGACTCAGCCGTTGTACTTCGTTGCGCATGGCTCTATCCCTTCTCTAATTAAGAGGGCAGCCTGCCTGCGATAAGTACGCTTCGGTCAAGCGTAAACGGCTCACATAGAGCACGTCACTTCAGCCGTCTATTTGATCCGGCGCAATGCCGAGAGCTGTTGCGATCTTTTCGCGGGCAGGCCAGTCCAGGTTTCTATCCTGCTCTTGCTGAACGTAATCAGCCTCAGTGCAACCAATGAGCGCGGCGACCTCAGCCTGGGATAGACCAAGATACCTACGCCAGGCCTCCACCGGGGTCATGCCTCCGATGATCATGTAACCCACCACTGTGTGCGGAATGGTCACGCGGCCACCGAGCTGACGACTAAACGGCGCCCGAGGGCGGCCAGGGCCTGCTCCAGCGCCTCGATCTTCGAAGCGTGCAGGAAGTCGACCAGGCGGTCGCTGGTGTTCTGGGCCACGCCCAGCAGTCGACGTAGGTCGGCCTTGCGCATACCCCGCTCGACCATAGCGTTCCACAGCTCGATCTTTGCCACGGTCGCGACTGGCAGGTGCACGACGTGCTCGCCGGGCTCGGCTGGGCTGGCCTGGGGGATGGCGCGGCGCTGGTCCACGTAGATCGACAGGGTGGTCTCGATGCCGTCCACAGCCTCGCGCAGCGCGTGGGCTTCGTCATCGCCATAGCTGTTGAACTCCGGCAGGTCGCGGCAGAACACGGCCAGGCCGGGGGTATCGTCGGTTTCGAATCGAATAGCGTAGCTGTACATGGTGGCCTCCTGTGGCCTGGTACTGGCGATGCAGTGCGCTGCTGAAACGGCGAAGGGGGCTCTTAGAGCCCCAGTTGTTTGATGATTCCTTTCCGGGTCGGCTCTTTCATCTCTTTAGCGCCGTGGTCCGGGAAGGTCGTCGTGTTGCCGTTTGGGGCGGTGACTTTGAAGTGGCTTCCCTTGCCCTTCTCGATCTTCACCCCTTGGGCTTTCAACCACCGTCTGAACTCGCTTCCTTTCATCACCTCATCTCGTTGTGTTGATGGGGTTAGTATACTACCCGTTTGTAGTATGTACAACACGAACGTAGTATTTATTTGAGGTGTACCAGTGGACCAGATGCTCGAATCCATCCTGCTCTGGTGCATGCCTGGATTCCTCGGCGGCTTCGGCGGCGTGATCAGCTACTTCTGGCCGCCGACCACCGAAATGCGGTTTTCCGCGAAGAGCTTCGCCATCAAGTTCCTGACGGCTTTCTTCGTCGGCAAGGTGTCGGGCTACTTCATCCCCATGACCAACGAATACCGCTCGGGCTACCTGATGGTGCTCGGGTTCTGCGCCTACCCCGTGCTGGGAATGCTTGAAGTAAAGGTGAAGGGCGCGATAGAGCGGTTCAACCCGCCTGGAGCCAACTGATGCTGCTGATCTCCATTGCCGCTGTCCTGGCCTACGGTCTGGTTATCGCCCGGTGCATCTGGTTCGCCGTCAACGGCAACCGGTTCCGCCAAGACGATCGGACCGAGGTGATGTTCATCGTCACGGCTTCGACCCTGTACGTGCTGGCGCACATGGCCCTGTGGCTGATGGAGCCCTGGAAGCTGATCAACAACAGCATGGCGAGCGCCCTGGTGGTGGGTCACACGATCTTCTGCGGCGCCTACTTCTTCCGCCGGATCGGCGCACTGGTGGATGGCCGCGACCGTCGCCAGCTGCAGCGCCGGGTGAGGAGGGCGCACGGATGAGACGGGCACGCACAGTCTTTCGCTGGGTTCTGGCCTTGATTGTGGTGTTCTTGGTGGGTACCGGCTCCGGCTACGTCACCCGTACCTGGGAATGCCGCAACACGCTCCAGACCATCTGGGTCGCTGCGCCTGGCTTCGATGCCGGCTCGATGCAGCTCCCTGCGAAGCTATACAGCCTTCAGGTCACAGCCTGCACGCTGCCTGAGCAGTGGGGCGGCCACCGCGAACCGCTGGAGGGCTACCCGTGAACCGACAGCAGATCGCCACCGCTCAGGTTCTGTTCGCAGAGCGAGACAGGCTGAAGAAGGTACGTGATGACGCGGAGAAGAAGGGGGGCTTTACTGTCGCCGTCAACGGCAGCTATCAGGATGACGAGATGACCGCTGTAGCGCGCCGGCCAGTGCTTGACCTGATAGGCCAGCGGATCAAGCGCATCGAAAGCGACCTTCAACAGCTGGGATGGGATGGCAAATGACCGAGCACCAAGAGCTGATTGCTGCACTAGCGCGCCAGACCCAGGCGATGTTTGAGCTGGCTGAGAGCAACCGGCTGCTGGCCGAGAGCAACCGCCAGATGGTGGACTACCTAGCTGAGCAGCAGGGCGATGGCGACGACGACCAGGCACCACAGCGTGACCTGGCAGGAAGGCCGATCTGATGGCGCTCCGACCAAACAAGCCGTGCCGCGCCAAGGGCTGCCAGGTGCTGACACGTGCTGCCGGCGGCTACTGCGATGAGCACGCGGACCAAGTCAAGGCCTGGGCCAGCAGGCAGGGCTCAGGCCGCGGCGGCAGGCCGTGGCGGCGCACGCGTGAGGAGGTTCTCAAGCGTGACAGCTACCTCTGCCAGTGCGAGGACTGCAAGCGCCTGGAGCGCGTCAGGCCAGCCCATGAGGTGGACCATGTGGTACCTCTCGCCCAAGGCGGCACGGACAGCCTGAGCAATCTGGCGGCGATCAACCATGACTGCCATCGGGTGAAGACCTTGCGGGAGTCGGCAGCCGGTCGTAAGCCGGGTTTGTAGCACGTCATTGCCTTTGGTAGCACGCCAGTGCCGTGCTGCACCAGAGGGGGCGGGTCAAAACCCTGGGGCCGTCGTCACGGACACCGCGCCCCCCGTCGTTTTTTTACACCCGCGAAATTAAAAATTCAGGAGTCGCGCCATGGGCGGCACAGCGGCGGTCGCTGGCCGAGGTCGCAAGCCGAAGCCCACGGCCAAGAAACAGCTCGCCGGTAACCCCGGAAAGCGGGCCTTGAACAAGGCCGAACCCCAGTTCTCCACCGTCACCAACGTCGACCCGCCCGAGTGGTTGAACGACCGCGCGGCGGATATGTGGAAGATGATCATTCCCGAGCTGCTGCGCGAGAACGTGCTGGCGCTCACCGACCTGCACAACGTCGAGGCCTTCTGCACGGCCTATGGCAACTGGCGCATGGCCCAGGAATCGATCAACACCCACGGCATCGTCGTGGAGGGCGCCCAGGGCGGGCCGATGAAGAATCCAGCCCTGACGGCGGCCAACGAGACGATGCGGCAGATGGTGACCTTCGGCTCGATGCTGGGCCTGGACCCGGCCAGCCGAACCCGGCTGATCGGTGGCAACAAGCAGAAAGACACCAACCAATTTGCGGCGCTACTGAGTTCCTGATGGCCAAGACCAAGACCCCCAACGTCGACAAGGCGCTGGTGTGGGCTCGGTCCGTCTTGAAGGGCAAGGTGCCCGCCTGCCGCTACATCCACCAAGCGATCCAGCGGCACTTCGACGACGTGGCCGACAGCCGCGCCAAGGGCTACCCCTACAAGTTCGACCCGGGCAAAGCCGAGAAGAAACTGAAGCTGATCCAGCTGCTGCCTCACACCAAGGGTGAATGGGCGTTCAAGCGCCAGCTGATCACCCTGGAGCCCTGGCAGGCCTTCGGCATGGCCGTCACCTTCGGGTGGGTCAAGAAGAAGACCGGCTTCAGGCGCTTCCGCGAGAGCTACTGGGAGGTGCCGCGCAAGAACGGCAAGAGCGTCGTCGCCGCCGGCGTCGGCATCAGCATGTTCGTGGCGGACGGCGAGTTCGGCGGCGAGGTCTACAGTGGCGCCACCACCGAGAAGCAGGCCTGGGAGGTGTTCCGTCCGGCCAGGCTGATGGTGAAGCGCTCGCCGATGTTGATCGAGGCGGCCGGAATCGAGGTGAACGCCTCGAACATGAACGTGCCGGCCGAGGGCAGCCGCTTCGAGCCGCTGATTGGCAACCCGGGCGACGGTGCGTCGCCCAGCTGCGCGATCATCGACGAATTCCACGAGCACGACAGCTCGGCCCAGTACGACACCATGCTCACCGGCATGGGCGCCCGCCGGCAGCCGCTGATGTTCATCATCACCACGGCCGGCGCCAACATCGAGGGCCCCTGCTACGACAAGCGCCGCCAGGTCATCGAGATGCTGTCCGGCGCGGTACCGGATCCGGAGCTGTTCGGCTACATCTGGACCCTCGACGAGGGCGACGACTGGACCGACCCGAAGAACCTGGCCAAGGCCAACCCCTGCATGGGGGTGTCGGTGTTCCAGGAGTACCTGGAGAGCCAGCTGGCCCGGGCGATTCGCTCGGCCCGCTTCACCAACACCTTCAAGACCAAGCACCTCAACCTGTGGGTGAGCGCGAAGGCGGGCTTCTTCAACGTCGAGAACTGGAAGGCCTGTGAAGACAAGACGCTGACCCTGGAACAGTTCGAGGGGCAGGAGTGCATCCTGGGTTTCGACCTGGCGCGCAAGCTGGACATGAACTCCATGGCCCGACTGTTCTGGCGCGTGATCGACGGGAAGATCCACTACTACAGCGTGGCGCCAGGTTTCTGGGTGCCGGAAGACACCGCCTACGACACCGACAACAGGCGGATGGCCGAACGCTTCCAGAAGTGGATCAACACCGGCGACCTGCAGGTCACCGCCGGCGCCGAGATTGACTACCGCGAGATCCTCGAGGAAGCCAAGGAAGCCAACCAGGCCGCCCCGGTACTGGAAAGCCCGATCGACCCGCACGGCGCCACGAACCTGAGCCACCAGCTCGATGACGAGGGCCTGACGCCCGTCACCATCGTGCAGAACTACACCAACATGTCCGACCCGATGAAGGAGCTCGAAGCCGCCATCGAGTCGGGCCGCTTCCACCACGACGGCAACCCGATCATGACCTGGTGTATCGGCAACGTGGTGGGCAAGAACCTGCCCGGCAACGACGACGTCGTGCGGCCGATCAAGCAGGGCGATGACAACAAGATCGACGGCGCCGTGGCGCTGATCATGGCGGTGGGGCGGGCGATGGCGAAGGTCACGCTCGGCGACGGCGGCATGGACCGATTCATGGATTCAATCCGGGACCCCATATTCGAATGAGCACCGCATCGATCCTCTACCTGCTGATCGCAGTGCTGGGCTTCGGCCTGGCCGTGGCCGGCGTTTTCATCCTGCTCGGCCTGGGCTGGGCGCTGCTCGCGGGTGCTGCCTCGTGCTTTGCCGCGGCGGCATTCATTCGAAGAGGGCTGACCAGTGGCTAAGTCCCTCCTGTCCGTACTCAGCAGCGCGGTGTCCGCACCGCAGACCTCGATCATCGATTGGGTGGGCCGGTCGCTGTCCGGCAGCGCGGCCAACATCTGGGCGCAGACGGTCGGTACGACGTCCTCCAATGGCAAGAACGTGACGGTCGACAAGGCCATGCGCCTGGCGGCCTGCTGGGCCTGCGTCCGGCTGGTCGCCGAGACGATCGCAACCCTGCCGCTGGGCCTCTACCGTCGCCTGCCGGACGGCGGCCGCGAGGTTGCCGGTGACAACGATCTGCACTGGATCCTCAACACCACACCGAACAGCCGCATGACCGCAGTGCAGTTCTGGGAGGCCGTGGTCACGTCCATGCTGCTGAAGGGCAACGCCTTCGTCGAGATCGTCCGCATCAGCGGCCGTGTCGTGGCGCTGGAATTCCTGCTGCCGGGCCGCATGGACCTGGATGTCGACGACAACGGGCTGATCATCTACCGGTACCGGGAGAAGAACGGGCAGCTGCGGGACATTCCCACCAGCAACATGATGCACATCCCGGCGTTCTCGCTGGATGGGCAGATCGGCCTTTCGCCTATCGCGTACGGCGCCAACGTCTTCGGGTCGGCGATGTCCGCCGAGGACGTGGCCAGTTCCACCTTCAAGAACGGCATGCACCAGACGGTGGCCTTCGAGGTGGATCGAGAGCTGAACAAGCAGCAGCGCGACGACTTCCGCGACTATGTGCAGCGCATCAGCGGCGCCATGAACGCGGGCAAGTCGCCGGTGCTGGAGAAGGGCGTCAAGGCCCAGGTCATCGGCATCAACCCGGTCGACGCCCAACTGCTGGAGTCCCGCGAGTACAGCGCCGAGGACATCTGCCGGTTTTTCCTGGTGGACCCGACCCTGGTGGGCTACAGCGACAAGGCCTCCAACTGGGGCACCGGCCTGGAGCAGAAGCTGCTGCGGTTCATCACCTTCACGCTGCGCAGTTACCTGCGCCGCATCGAGGAGTCCATCGTCCGCAGCCTCCTGACCCCGATCCAGCGCCGGCAGCTCTATCCCGAGTTCGCCATTGAGGGCCTGCTGCGCGCCGATAGCGCGGCACGGGCCACGCTCTATTCGCAGATGGTGCAGAACGGCATCTGGACCCGAGACGAGTGCCGCATGAAGGAGAACCTGCCCAGGATGGGCGGCAACGCCGGTGTGCTCACCGTGCAAACCAACCTGTCTCCGATCGATCTGCTCGGTCAGGGCAACGATGGGCAAGCCGCAAGGGCTGCTCTGCAGAACTGGCTGGACCAACCGGCAAACTCCAAGGGGTAACTCATGCAAGTCAAATCCAAGGCTGGCAGCTTCCGCTGCGAGCTGAGCCCGCGCGCGCTCGACAAATGGAACCCGGCCATCAAGGCGGCTGTGGAGTCCACCAGCG